TAATTTAGCTCTAGAAAGAAAAGAATCAAAAACAGAAAATGCTGTTACTTCAACACGTAACCCTTCGGGCTTAAGGCTGAATTTTGTACCAATCATTTGTAAGTAAATCCAAGGACTTCTAACTACTGTTTTTTCTGAACCAGTTCTGTCAGCGAATTCAGCTTCATTAAAGTCTACTTCATCTATAAAATCTCCTATATCTGAATAACCAAATCTTATTCTTATATTAGTTCCTACTTCGGCATCCATTGTAAAATTAAAATATGTGGAATCATCTGGAATGATTACAGTTTCAGCCATTTCATTAGCTGCTTTAGTAGCAACTAAAGAACGGATAATTGCATTTTCTACTTCGGCAAAATTTTTATCAAAAACACTAAATGTTACTCTTTGTAAACCACCATTATCTTCAATGCTCATTGAATCAAAATAATTATTTTTTCCAGGTTCAAGATGAACTTCTTCCCAATCATCAATGTTGTCAATTCTTCCTTCGGCTATTTTAGTCCTTACTTGTATTTGAACAATAGGAGTATCTGGTTGTGAAATGTTAAAGAAATCTTTTGGATATATTTTTTTTATACTTTCAATTTTGCTTGCCATTCTGTGTCTTATCTTTTCAAAAGATCATTGTTTTGTTCAGTAAATTATCTATGAATGTATGGAGCAGTTCCAAAGTTACCAACGTTGCCGACTCTGCTTTGTCTTATGTCAGTAGCATTTTGTGCCGATATAATTCTATCCTGTAATTCTGTAGCATTATAAGCAACTTGAATTACTTCTTGTCTTATTTCACTTGGCTTAATTAAAGCATTTAATTGAGCTACCCAAGGATCTGTAAAATTAGTATATATCATTCTGTCTAATGGAGTTATACCAGCAGATACTAATTTCATATTAAGAAGGTTAGTAAAATACACTCTATATGCAGTTTTAACTATACTGGGTCTTCTCAGTTTTAATAATCTATAAAATGTTAAACCATCTATTCTTTGACTAGCTCGTTTCATAATATAGATTGTATTCACCAACCAAGCTTTATCTGTTGAGTTTAAGTAATGAATATTAATTCCGTGTGTATATTGTTTATCACTATATTGAACCCAAATTAAAGGAGATGGATCATGTTTCCAATTGGAATAATTGCCATAGTAAATAGCTCCAAATGTCAACAACTTCATTCGTGTTGACATGGCGAAGCGAACATTTCTTATTTTATTTACTATCCAATTCCAAAAACCCACTTTATAAATAACTCTCTATGCTAGGCCATCTACTTTTAATTGTATTATTGAAATATCCTGGATATGTATTCTTTATATAAATAAATACAGTTCTTAAAAAATCCACAGGAGATTTCTCTCTTTGATTAACAAATGTAACCAAATCTGGTAGGCTATACTTCATCCATTGATTAAGTATTTTCTTAAAAATAGCTTCTTTGTTTGGCATAGTTTTTACTAATCTTATTATTTCTCTATAAGAAAGATCATTCCATTTATCTATTGAATTTTCAATACTTACTGATGAATTATCAATAATTTCTCTAAATAAATCATCTGCTGTTTTATCAGGAAAATAATTAGAAAGGTCTTGTAAATTTTTTACATTAGATCCATAAGCTTTTCCTTTATTTTTTGTTCTTGGTGTAAGTTTCCATAAATCGCTCATATTACTATCTTTGCAAAAAGAAATAGGAAAGATAAAGATAGGAAAGATAGAGATATGAAGGTCATAGATATTTTAAGTGAACATAAAACTATAAATGAATTAACAACTGATGAAATTATGGAAAGACAAAAAGGATTTCCATATCAATTAAAAAAGAAAGGAACTAAATACTTTATTTATTTTGCTGAGAAGGATAAGAAAGCTTATATAAAGGGAGTGAAAGAATTATCTGAACTTAATGATTTGGTAAAATCATGGCTTGAAAATACGAGCTTAACTTATAAAAAATGGGGTGAAAGACATCAAACTCTTCTTGCTAAGAAATATATTCAGAAACTAAAAAAGACATTGGGGGATTAGATGAAGTATGCGATAGCGGCGTTAATTAAAGGAGAGAAACTTCCCACAAGAGAATTCCCTCCAAGGGAACATGATATTCCAAAAAATGATTTAAGTAGGGATCTTAAAGTAGGAGATATAGTTCTTCCAAGGATAAGTGGAAGTAGNGCCTGGANAAGTGGAGTCATTTGTCACTTTACTTCATCTCCATATTATCACGTAGAAATAAATGTAAAAGATGGATATAATATTTCAGCTAATGGAACAGGGGTTGGATGGAATGATATTTATGTTAAACCAATATTTGATTTGTTTAGGTTTAAAGGTGGGTTAGATAGAACACAACGCCTTATGATTTATGCAAAGGCAGCACAATCAATTTTAAAACCATATGACTATACTCATTTATTTGGCTTTCCTTTTGTTAAAAGAAAATCTGCTGTTAGAAAAGCTGGTAATGATGCGTATATTTGCAGTGAATTAACAGCTTGGATTTATGATGAGATTGGACTTCCATTGATAGGAGATATTCCTACTTCTATGACTGCTCCTGCTGATATTGGGCATTCAGATGCATTAGAATATGTAGGGGCTTATAAAAATGGATGGAAAATTGTAGCAGAACCTAATGAATTTTTAAGTGAAGATAAAGAAATTATTGGAAAAAAAGCATCTAAATTCCTTGAAGCAATTTCTACTAGAGATGAATATTATGAAGGATTGTATTTAAACAGAGACAAAATGAATAGTTAAAATGAGTAACTTAAAAGATTATGTAAGTGAAAGTATATTGGACCCAGTACAAGAAAACCTTCCTCCTGATTTATGGAATGGAGAGAAGTTAAAGTCATCTGTTAGAGCAACTATAGTAAAACGTTTAGAAACTTGGTTGAAGTCAAAGACGAGTAAACCAATTCAACATCTTATGCTATTAGGTAGCACGACTGGATATCAATATACTCCACAATCAGATATAGATGTCAATTTTATCATAGATGCTCCAGATGAAAAAATAACAAAAATTTCTAAAGAAATGTATAAAGAAGTTAATGGAAAGAGCATACCTGGAACAGAGCATATGGTTAATTACTTCGTAGCTAATAAATTTAAAGATGTATGGAAGAAACTACCACGATATGACATACTAAAAAATAAGTGGGTTCAAAAAGCTAAAAAAGATGATCCAAGTAGTGTAATAACAAGCTATAGATCTGTAACTGAAATAGCTCGATTCTTTATTGCTGGATTAGATTTAGTGATGTCAGAATACCACTCAGATATAGCCGCTTATGAGAACTATGTAGAAGCTTTGAAGGGAATGAAGAAAGAAGAAGATAAAAAAGATCTAAAGAAATTGATTAACTTCAAAGTACAAGAGATAATAGCAGATATTGATGGTGTTCACATAGCGCATCATATGATTCGAGCATTACGTTCTGAAGCTTGGAAGGAAGAAGGCGCCCTTGAGATACACACAAAATTAGATATTAGAGATAGGGCAGACAACAGCATTAATAATCTTATCTATAAGTATGTAGAGAAGCTTGGATATATAGATAAGATTTACGAGGTTACTGACACTGGTGATGAGTGGACTGAAAAATTACAAGGAGTTTAAAATGAATTTGACAGAAGTTTTAAGTGATATGGATAAAGCTCGCGGTAAACTTATTTCTAGCTTAAAAGGGGCTGGAATAGACGATAGATATTTAGATAGAATAAGATTCCACGAAAAAAAATTAAGAAAAGATTTAGAAAAAAGGATTAATAGGAGCTTAGATCCTAATACTAAAATAACTCTTAAAGATATGAGATCAATAATAGATGCTATGTCTCCACCTACTGCATCTGGATAATGTAGAAGTTTATACGTTGATAAATTGTAAAGATATAAATAGACAAAAAGGACGAGGTATAAAATGAAACTTTTCGAACTTCTAGATGAAATTAAGATTGGAGACGAAACATATCAAGAACTTAAAATATCTGAGGACATTGAAGAAGATGTTGATTCTCTAGAAGAGGGAACTAGATTTGTTCGTATTAATAGAAGATTAAATAAAATTCACGATAGATTATCAAGTAAAGTTGGCGATATGAAAGAACTTAAGAGTATTGTCAGAAACATTGGTAGAACAAGTAATGTTTTCGAACATGCAGAAGATCTATTTTGGAAAGGACTTAACCCATCACAAGCTCAAGCTAGAGCTAAGATGATTTCTGTTAAAAAGAATTTTGAGAAAATTCTATCTGAGCTTTTAGATAGAGATGTAAAGAGAATGATCTCAGAAGCTGGCGCTATTGTATTAATAGGAGAAGCTCTTGGATCTATTATTCATGGCGCAGAGAGATTGCAAAAAGTCGCTAAGACAAATACTGCAGCTTCTGTACAAAAAAGACTTGTTCCTTCCTACTTAAAGTTCGAGAGTAATCTTGAACAAAAACTTCTTAGAAAAGCCGAAGATGGTGGTTTTGAACCACAAATTCGCGAAGATATGGAAGACTAAATAAAAAGATAATTCAAATGAATCTATTTGAATCTGGCGCACCAAAAGTATTATTTCATTATACTAACTTAAAAGCAATAATGAAAATAATAGATCAAAATCGTATTAGAACTAAATCTTATGAAATAGGCTCACATGATTTATCTACAGATAAAGAGTGGTATCAAAGGGCTGAGTTGGCAACCATCAGACCTAGTATGGTGAAAACAATAGATATAAAACAAGTAACATCCGCTGCTGCTGGAGTAAGGATAATTATTCAAACTGATAAATTATTAGATAAAATACGAGGAGTTAAAGTTAGACCAATAGCAGAGTTTCCATTAGGTTCAATAAAATCAATGGAAGAATTAATGAAAAGAGCTGGCTTAAGCGATAGTGAAGCAAGAGTTGCTACAAGAAAGGTTCTTAGTGGAGCATCTAAATTTATAGGTAAAAATTTTAATCCTTTGGATAATTATCCTTTATTAACGAAGTTTATCAATAAAGTAATTGGTGAAACAACCAATAAAAAAGTAAAAGCGTTTAATGATGGAAAAGCAATAAATTATTTTATGGTTGAAAAAATCAAAAAATATTTACAATGGTCAGATAAAAGAGAGGGTGAAGAAAGAATAGTTTCTAATAAAGCAATTCCACTAGATTCCAGATATTTGAAGATAGAATTTTTACCTAGAATTAGTTTTAAAAATGCTAATATAACATTAAAAACTGGTTTTGTTATTTTAAATAATAGAGATTTATTTGTTAATAACGCCGCGTTTAAAAGACTAGTTAAATTTATAAAGAAGCTAATTGCTGACCATGAAGAATCTGTTAAGATGAAATACAAAACGAAAAAATCTACTTAAATCCTTTAATTATATCTTCTATCTCTACCATGCTATAGTTTTCAGTACTATGAAGCTTCCCACCTTTTGCTCCAGTAAAACCTTTCGGAACCATACCTTCTCTACTCAGTCTTCTAAATACTTTTTTCAGCGTTCCTCTATCGGTTGGAATATCCTTCTCTGAGACGCTTCTCATTTTAGCTATAAGTCGTCTTACATTGTTCAATCCATTCCATTGTTCTAAGTTTTTCTTCTTTTTAAGATGTTTTTTTAATTCGTAGAATATAGCATTAAACTCTAAATTATCTAGGGCATAAGGAGTTCCTTTTCTTTCTATAGCAAGTCTATGTTTCCAAAGATCTTCTTTGTATCCCTTAAACTTTGAAATATCTATTGCGTGAACAACCTCGTGAAATATTGTGTTCTTTAATCTTTTCTTCTCTCTATTCTCTGATCTTTTTAAACCAGAAAGTTTTATTCGAACTTGTGCTTCGTTTGGTGTTTTAATCATCTTTTTTCCAAATGAAATTGAACCAAACTCACCAGAACCAGAACCAGAACCAGGGAATAATCGGATATCTATCTTCAAACGTCTATCACCAGTGAATATGTGTTTTACTTCTAACTTTGTAGCAGATGAAGGACCTTTTTTATATATCTTTGGAATCTTTTCTTCAATAGCTTTCACTATCTTATTTGTTATTTCTTTGGCATCCTTCATAGCCATCTCTTCGTTGATGGCTATTTGTTCTACTAACTTCATAATCTATTAGTTAATCCAGTGCCTAGTTTTATATTGAATCTCTTCCTTTATTTTACTTTTAACTTTGAATTTCTCTTCACCCTTTGGTTTTGTAACACCTTTCTCTCTCATTTCATTTGCTACACCATTAAGGATTCTTTTCTTGATCTCTGCTACGAGCATCTTTCTTTCTTCAGCGTATTTCTTCTTTATTCTATTTAGTTCAGTTTGTCTAGCTGCCGTTTTAGGCATAATGTCTCTAAATTTCTTTTTACCTTTTAACGCGCTAACTCTTTTAGAATATTCTTTAATAACTTTAAGTTCTTCTCTTGTAGGTTTAGGAGCTAATCCTAAAGTTCCAAGTCCACCAGCGGTTGCTATTCCCGCATGTCCACCAGCTTCAGGACGGATAACTTTATTAAATGCCCAATTTGTTAATCCAATATCACCAACCTTAATCTTGCCAGTATTGATATCAGTAATAACACTTGACAATACACCATCTACTAACTTAGGTAGATCAAACTTCTTCTTGTCTTCATCTGATAAATCAGGGTTAACAGAGATTTGTAACATTGTAGACCATTCTCTCATTGCAGCTGGATATTTCTCTCCACTTGGAGAAGTAAGAAGAGAACCCATAAATCTTTGTGGTTGCCCTCTACCAGATGCTGTTTGAACTACTACATATTCATTCCCTCTTTTAAAGGCAGTTGTCTTTGGATCTGTGTGTTTTTCTACACTTCTTGCTCTACTTGCTCTTATTTCAGCAATATCGCTAGACTTTTTAATCCTTCCACCTTTAACTGCTTCTTTTGACATTTCAACAGGAAGTCCTTTTCTCTCACTACTTATTTTAGCCCAGTCAGGACTCTTCTTTGAAATTTCTTTTATGATAGCTGCTTGTTTATTGTTTAATTTTTTAACATCAAGAAGTGTTGTATATACAGACATAATCGAAGGGTTAGCCCTTTTAATAACTTCTCTAAGGGCTGATTCATTGTCTAGTATACCAGTTAGTAATACATTAGTTAGAATGGCAAGTCTTTCCATTCTTCCCTTTGCTTTAAAATTTGTAGGTAGTTTAATAACATCGGCAAGATTAGAATAACTAGCTGAATCTATTTTTGAAATAGCGTCTATGTCTTTACCCGTCATTAAGTTTTGTGCATGAACCTTAGATAAATGTTCTGCTTCACTTTTAAAATCTGTTTTGCCAATAGCTTCGTTAACGGCTTTTTTAGGTCTTCCACCTACCATACCTTTAGCTGATTTCTTAGAGTTTCTCTCTTTAGTTTCAGCTGCGGTTTTGTTTTTATCTCTAACTTGTTTATAAGCTTTTCTATATGAATCAATAATACTCTTTTTAATCTCAGGGAATATTTTCGAAGATTGAACAGCCTTACCAGCTTCACCTATGTTCTTAAGATCATCGTAGAACTCAGGCCAATCCCATTGTCCGTGTAATAATGTTTGACGAACGTGATTATTTTTATCAGTTTTCCATTCAGCTAGTTGCTTTTCTAATTCAACTAGAAGTTTCTTGAAAGTATCAACATCAAACTTTTCTTTTAACTTTTTCTCTAGTTCTGCCGAACCAGCGACTTCTTTTTCTCTATCTACTTTCTTTTGTAGAATTCTTCCTTTAGCTGATTGCTTCTTCCCTTCACGTTCTTTTCTTGATTTTTCTGCTTCACTATCTTGTTGATGGTGATCACTCCAAAAATCAGGTTTCTTTGATCCTTCTGGTAAACGTGCAAAGTCTACAAGAGCAACCATTTGTCCTTTGCTCTTAGACATCATCTTATCTATTTCTTCATCACTTGTTCCATATTGTATAGAAGAAAGCGTTATTCTATCTTTTGGGATTCCTTGTTTAACCAATTGGTTAACAGTTAAAATAGCAGACATAACTCCATCTAAATCTCTGTGAAATATAACTTTTGCTGCTCTTGATCCTTTAGGAATTCTTATTCCAGATTCGTTTAGTTTCATTGTGTCCTCTTTTAGTTGCTTTCCTTTTATTTCTTCTTCTACAAACTTATCAAGTCCTGGTAAATATTTATAAGCCCAAGACCAATTTTTTTTCTTTATACTATTAAGTTGTTTTTTATAACTATCAACTCTTTTAAATTTATTTATCATATCACTATCATATACTCTCGCTTTAGATCCAGTTAACCATCTATCAGTTTCAAAGTGAGGCAATCCTCCCAATTCTGACCTTCCTTTAACTTTCAATATTACTTTATATATAACATAAGAATGAGGTAAATTTATTGATGATATGTAAACTTTCTTAGTTTCACTATCAGCTATCCAACGAATACCTTCTTTAAATTCATTAAGTTCTTTTCTTGTAGGATTAACAAAAATTTCTTGTACTTTTGTTGAATAGTTGGTTTTAATTGTATCTGCCCATTCTTCTTTAAGTTTCATTATAAAACCATTTCCTTTTCAGTAGAAGTTTCTAGTTCTTTTTTATCGCCATCATCTTCATCATTATCTACTTTCATTTCGACTCTCATTCTAATAGTAGGAACTCTTCGTCCCGTAGCAAGTCTAACTTTCTTGCCAGTTTTTTGTATATCTATCATGGCATCTCTGCCATTCCACTTCTTAAATTTATTTAAATTTTTTATCGAAGCATCGATTACAAATATCTTATCATCCTTTCCATAGAAAGCAATTACGTTATTCCCGTCCTTCAGCATTACCTTTGCAAATCTCCCTGGAACATCTTGCGTTACTTTCTTTGCTTCAAACAAATCTTCTTGTAATTCTTTAAAGTTCATATTGTTCTCTTATTCTTTTCTTAGCCTTTAAGATCTTATATTCCCCTTCCATCCTCTCCCTCTTATCTTCTACAAACGATGATGTCTTTATATATTTATCTACAAATTTCCAATTTTTTTTTGCTATTTCAAATCTAACAGACTTGTCTACTAGATCGGTAACTGCAAGATCTTTTAGATTATGCACATCTTTAGTTTTAAATTTTCCACTTTCTAATTTTGCTACACCACCAAGTAAATTAGAATTATTCCAATAGTCTGCCATACTTCTACTAAGTCCAATCTTTTTTGCCATTTCCATATGAGTTACTTCAGGAGTAAAAACAAAGACTCTCTTATCAGCAAAATTTGCTATGTATCTTATCTCTCCTCCTTCAGAAGCTTTAAACATTTCTAAACCAGTTGGATTAACAAAAACATCAACTCTCATAGGTTCAGAAGTCTTTGCAAATCTTCTATTTATTGTTACTTTAGCTTCCCACCCTTCATTCATTTTTTTGATAGGAGCAAAAATCTTTGGTGGAAGTTTTATATGATACTTCTCTACAAACTTCCAATTATTTTGCTTAAACTTATTTTTCTTTTGATTAGAAGAATGCTCATAGTTATGCATATCTCTATCACCAGTTACCCATGTAGATAATTCTCTATGAGCGATTCCACCAAGGAGATAGGTCTGTGCTTTATAATCAGCAGGGCGCATCTTTAAAAACTTATTAGCTATTTGCCAATGAAGTATTCTATCTGAGAATATATAGACATCTTTAGTTTTTGCATTAGCTAACCATCTTATTTCTTTCAGTTTTGGATTTTGACCTTCTGATTCTACTTTTCTTGCTTCAGAGCTAGATGGATTTTTATAAACTGCGAAATTATTTATCTCATCTACAAACTCTTCATTAAAATCATCAGGTGACAGTTTAGATCCTTTTACTATGTTATATTTTCTATCTACTTTAATGTATTTTTCTATATACTTTGGTGGTAACTTAGTATGCTCATCTGAACCATCAAAATTCCATTGACCACCCTCTGATTTAGCAGTTCCCCAATAATCACCATCAGTTTTAACATCAGAATATTTAAATTTAAATTTTTCTTCTGCTACATCAACATGTAATACATCAGGTCTAAAAACATATACTTTTCCTTTACGAGCTATGAATCTTACATATAAATTATTATGAATCTTTTTTGCTACATCATTAAACTCTTTCCTAGATGGATTCCTGAATATTTCTATTGCAATATTCTTATTATAAGGACTTTTTATGGTTATGGTATCTTCCCATTCTTCTTTCAAATCTTTTATTTCTTTATCTAACTGAGCTTTTGATTCTGGAGTTAGATATCTCTTTAACCAAGTAGTCAAATTTTTCTTTTTTAATTCTGTTAATAGCTCATCTATATATAAAAAATTTATATTAAGTTTGCCATTCTTAATGGCAGCTACTTCATAGTAATATCCTCTTTCTATATTGTCATATTGTGTGTAAGAATATTTTGTTCCAAGTTCTATTGCGGCACTTGCGTGAAGAAGATCTGGTTTCCAAACATAAAGATTCTTCTTATTCATATCGATCAGAAAACGAACACGACCTGGAGTTGTACTAACTTTGCCTGTGCTAACTTCAAAACGTTTGGTGCCGCCTACTTCATTTACTTCTTTAGCGGTTGGGTTCTTAAAGATTTCATATGTATCCTTACCCTTTTTAGTAGAAGCTGCCCATTCTTCATTTACAGGAATAATAAACCATCTCTTGAACCAGTCAGTTCCATATTTTTTAACAAATATATCAAAAGCCATTTCAGCTACATTATTTTCTGTATACTCACTATCTGAAACAATAGTAATCTTTCCATTTTTTACATCACCCAATCCCCACACATATCCTCTTTTTGCATCGTATATAAAACTGTTATAGTTATCAGACATTCCTAACTCTTTAGCAGCTTCACCGTGCAATAAATTTGGGTCCCAAACATATACTTCTTTTTTATGTCCATCTAACATATATCTGATTGAACCACTTCTCTTACTGCTTTCTTGTATTTCTTTCTTAGAAGGGTTCTTGAATATATCAAAGATGTTAACTTTTGGACCTGTGTGTCTTGTTTTCTTTTTAACAGAAGCTTCCCACCCTTCGCTTATTTTTTTCTTCTTGGTCTTAGCTTCAAATCTTTTTTTATTCTTAATAATATTTTCATTAAACCCAGGAATGTATTTATTAACAAAACTCCAGTTTTTATTTAACGTACCACCTATTTCTTTTAATTCTTCTGTTCCCCATTCTGACATATCTTCATCGTCATCAATATCTGTTTTATCTGCATAAAGTATTTTTTTAGTTTTTGGGTTATATGTTCCACCAGCAAAAACAATACCAGTGTAATAATCTGAACCTCTTGGAAAAACATTTTCTGCAACAAGTTTGTAAACTGCGGTGCTATGTATAATTCTAGAAGTAAATATATATACTTTTTTTGAAGGGTGATGAGCTAAAAATCTTATTACTCCATCTCTTAAACCCGCTTTTGAAATTTCCATCATTTCTTTTTGAGAAGGGTTCACGAAAAATTCAATAATTCCATCCCCTTTACCAGTTGAAGCAGCCCATTCTTCTCCATAAAGTTTTTGATCCTTTAATCCTTCTATACTAGCAGATGTTCCAGCGAAATATTTATCTACCCAGCTCCAATCTTTCTTTTGTAGAGTTTCTCTTCCTCTACCAAACTCAGCGTTGAATGAATGAAGGAATGTTCCTCCACCATTTTTAAACTTACCTTCGCCAGCAAGTATTGATTCATTGTCGTGAATATTTGTATCTGTTTTTCTGAAAATACCTTTTTCTGCTAAACGCTTAAATGCTATATCGTGAAGAAGACCAGCTCCCCAAATATATACAGTCTTTGTTGAATGAACAGCAAAGAAGCGAATATTACCTGACTTAGTACCTTTTGATACTTCTTGTATTTCTTTCTTAGTTGGATTTTTAAATATTTCAAAAGTTTGATTACTTACCTTAACAGTTTTTTCCCATTCTTCGTTTAATCCTTTTGAATCAAACCATTTACTTAACCAATCTGCATCGTATTTTTTAAAGAGTCTTTGAGCTGGATTTCGAACACTTAGAAAATTTAGTTTACCTTTATTAACGCTACTTACTCCAAATAAATATCCATTGCTCCCGTGTGGTGAATCTTCTGCATACTTACCACCAATACCTAACTCTTTTGCTGCATACATATGAAATAGTTCTGAGTCAAATACATAAAGATTTTTATTTATTGCATCTATAATAAATCTAAGGTAAATACCACCTTGTTCTTCTCTACCAGTTTCTTTTATTTCTTTAACGGTTGGGTTCTTAAATATTTCAAAAGTTTGACCATCTTTTTTAGTAGTAGTTGCCCATTCTTCTTGAAGAACTTTATTTATTTTAAAATATTTTCTAAACCAGCCAGTTTTGAATCCTGCTTTCTTATATCTCTCCACTCCTGCTGTATCTGTAGCATCAAGAGTGAATACAGGATTTGCTTTCTTTACACCTTTTGCCATTCCCCATATATACCCTTCTTCCCCTGCATCATCATCTTCGTAAAAACGATAATATCTTTGAAATCCAAGTGCTTCTGCTGCATCTTGATGAAGTAAATCTGCATCCCATACATAAAAGTTTTTCTTATTTCCATCTATCATAAATCTAATATCGTCATAACCGCTAGTGCTAGCTTTAAGAATATCCACTATTTCTTTTCTAGAAGGGTTCTTAAATATTTCGTAGGTGATATCACCACCTTGTATAGAAGCTGCCCACTCTTCATTAATAAGTTGCTTAAGTTTCATCTCCATGTTACCTTTACTTATAAAAGCGACCAAACTTTTCTGCAAAAGATATTTTACAAAAAAATTACCTTCTATCCCCAGAAATAATTGGACTTAACACATATATAAAAGTGTTTAATGATTAGTGCTTGCACTGATTATTAAAAATCCGAACGGGACACAGGAGCGTTTGGGTTGCGAAGCGGCGTAGCGTAGATGAAATCCGCGAGAGCAACCCAATAAGCGACGCTGCCGAAGAAAGCCCTACACCTACTGGATCTTGAAAAATACGGGGGTGTAAGGGGGTTGAAAAAAGAACGAATAATGAAAAGTAAAGCATATATATATTATAGGTTATTAGGAGGATTGTGTAAATGGCGAAAAATATAAAATCAGATATTGATCTGAGTAAAATTGCTAATGTTGATGCTATAAGTAAAAGAGAAAAAGATTTTGAAGAAATTGTTGTAACTCCTTCAAAGCAAAAGAGAAGTGGTAAATTCCAGTTCTCTGAATCAGAAACTATTCCATTACCAAGTGGTGGAAGTTTGTATGAAGGCGTAACAGATGATCCAGAAATTCTTAATGGATTTATTAAGATGCTCCCTATGGGAATGAAGGAAGAAGAGATTCTTTCTACTCCTAGGTTTCTGAAATCAGGTTCTGCTACAAGAGCAATTTTAGANAGATGTATTGAATCAAATATAAATGCGAAAGACATTCTTATGTTCGATAGTAATTTCTTAATGTATTATTTAAGGAAGATTTCTTACGGAGATGATTATTCTTTTACTGTTACTTGTTCTAATGGAACTTGTGAAAGGAAGTTTGACCACGAAGTAGTAATTTCAAGTCTTGTATTTGAAGAACTTCCAGATAATATAGAAGAACCTATTATTATTCATCTTCCAAAATCTGGTTATACAGTAAAAACAATGCTTCCTAGATTATATCATTCAGAGGAATTAATTCTTAAGGATTCTAATAGAAAGAAAACCACAGAAAGCACTGAGACAAGATTATTAGATAATCTTTTAGTTACTACTAATGAAGTTCTTAATTTCAATGGAGAGGAAGTACCAAAAAGAGATTGGGCAGAATTCTTTGAAGCACTCCCAGGAATGGACACCGCTACTTTGAGAGAATCTACAACTTTTTCTACTGGCGTAGATGAATTGAAGGGGGTGTCTTGTCCTTATTGTGAGACAGAATATTCTGGCTCAATACCAATGGGACCAGAGTTTTTTCGTTTTTAGCGAAAAAAACGTAGGACATATTAGACAATCAGTTTTTTATCTCATTAATTGGGGCTTCGATTATGAAGCCCTTATGCAGATGCCTATAGAAGAATTCCTTGATTATGCTAAAATATTATACAAACACAAAAGAGATAAGGCAGATGCTGAAGAAGCTGCTATATCAGGAAAAGGGCAAAAAAAATCCGATGGACAATCCATCGGACAAGTAAATCCTGGGCAATTTAGTTAGTTATTCTTTTTCTAATATTCTAAGTTCTTTAATAAGAAGCTTAGAAGTGATTTGAACCATTTCATCTTTGTCGTCCCTGTCTTTAACATAAGTGTCTTTAAGAGCAGTTAAGACTTTTGCCAAAGCACTAATCTTTTCAATTCTTTCGTTCATTTTTTTTCCTCCACCTTTTTATAATCCATTCCAAAGTAACTCAGACGAGTACCGTGTTTTTTTGGTTCCGTCAAAGTCTACATATCTATATAAGTACTTATTAGCAAAATAGCAACGTCTTCTATCTTTTTGCTTTTCATAGTCGTTAAAAACTATTTCATAAGTAGAATTCTTGAATTGACTCATCTTTCTATAGAAATCAATAATTTCTTCTGATTTGTATTCTTTATATATATCGATACCAAATTTTCTTTCTAATAGCTTCTCTAATATCGGAGAACTCTCCCCAATAGATTTAACTTCAGTATGAGTATGAGCGCCACTTCCAACGCCATAATTACCCATTGGACCTACAATAGTATTCATTGATATTGATTTATTAGCTTTTAGTTTATCTAAAATAAGTATTTTATCTGGAAACATATGAGCTATTCTAAACTCAAATCCAAATTCATTATTCACTAATACAACTAAAGTTCCATAACTCTTACCATTATAATCTTCATATCTTGAGGAATCAAAATTAAACGGAGCAATTATTACATTTTCAACTCCATCAAAAATTTGCCCTCTTCCTCTATCAACACCTGAATGTATTCTTACATATCCCCATTCAAGTGATCCATCATCTTTAAATCTAAATCCTTCTTCAAGACAGAACCTACTTGTAATTGCAGCTCCCTTCCTAAAATTGACAGAATCAAACCCAAGATTATTTCCAGTATCATATTTCTTTATAAAACTTTCTAACTTCTTCTCTTCACTCATTCTTAACAACTCCCTTAGATAATTACAAATAAACATTACCGTACATAAACATTGTCTTGAGGTTCATATCTTTCAACAACTGCGATAGATGCTACTGATACTACAGGAAGTATAGTTCTTCTATACGCAACGATAGATTGTATTTCTGTATCTCCACCAGCATTTTGTGGAGCTGGTTCTAATGGTTCATCTAAATTCTTATCTATTAATATATATGTATCTCCAATAGATTCTGGGAAATTAAGTAAACTGTCTCCACTAGTATAACTATCATATATATGATCAAATGCACCTTTTATCTTTCTTGAATCACCTTGAAACAAATATGTATCACCAGTAGTATCTCCATAAGAATAATAAGATGCATCTAATATAGCAGTGGGATCTAAATCTGTATCCCCACTAATTACATCTCTTACGTATTTAAATCTTTGTCCGTTTACTAATTGTATTTCTATCCATCCATTAAGCATTTTTTTCTCCTATTAACTTTCTAAAATATATCTTTACTTCGAAAATAGTAAAGATACAGTTGACAAAATATTTACGATACATTATTATTAGGCAATCAGTTTCCGTATGGAGACTTAATTTAACGCCAAGGCCGTAAAACATTTAGCCCATAGGCAAAAAAAACGGAATTGGCCCAACAGGAGGCGTTATATGTCTGACGTAACTAGTGAGTATCAGGAGATGCTCGATGCTATCAAAGCCGACAAAGAAAAGGCTGATAGTGGAGGTACCCGAAAATATTGGGCACCCAAAAGCGACAAAGAAGGAACTTTCGCAGTAAGGTTCCTCCCACCACTTAAAAAGATTGGAGAGAAGAAATTCTACTTTGATCACAAAAACCATTGGATTGACGGAAAGGCTTTTGAGTGCCTTGACCAAACTCTTGTAGACAAGGAAGGCAAGCTGCATGAAGCAGAGAAATGTCCTGCTTGTACTATGTATAAGAAATTATACAAAGTTGCTGACAATAATAGAAACTCTGAGGAGTGGAAACTTGCCGGCGAATTGAGAGACAAACAACGATATATTTATAGAGTGATTGTTCGTGGAGCAGAGGATGAGGCAACTCCAAAGTTCTATGAAACAGGACCAACTATTTTTAAGTCTCTCTACCATATTCTAACAGAGACAGATTATGGAATTATCGTTGATCCAAAAAATGGAAGAGATTATAATATCGTAAAGGTTGGAAAAGGTCGACGGGCCAATTATGATCAATCCCTACCAGCAGCAAACACAAGTCCTATTTTCACAGAAGCTGCTAAAGCAAAAGAGTGTATTACTAAGGCAATGGAGATGACTTATGCATCTCTTATTGAATTCTCAAGCTCTAGTGCAATAACGCAAGCTCTGAGGGGTTATCTTGATCCAGAAGCTAAAACTGATCAAGAGGAAGATAGCCCAGCGAAACCTGTTCAGTCAGCACCAGCAGCAGCTAAACCGGTTGCTGAACAAGAAGCTGTTACTGAATCAGTGGAAAGTAATGACGATGCGGTGGAAGATAGCCTAGACGACATTCTTGGTGAATTCGAAGACATGTAAACAACAGGGGGCTTCGGCCCCNTNTTTTAAGGAGTAATNATGGCAAAAGATTTAGACACTTTTGAAGGGATAGATGCGCTCATTCAAAGTGAATTTGATAATATAATTGATTTTTCTAAAGTAGATACAAGTATAAAGACTTGGCTTGACACAGGCGTGTACGCCTTGAACTATATTTGTTCTAAGAATATTTATGGTGGTATACCAGTAAGTAGAGTGACTGCTATCGATGGATTATCAGGAACTGGAAAGAGTTTAGTTCTAGCATCTGTAATGAAAGATCCAAAAGTGGATTATATCATTATAATAGAAACTGAAGGTGGTGGTTCTTCTAAAGAGTTGTATGACTTTGTTGGAGTTGATATGTCAAAAGTAAGAATGATTAAGGCAAGTACTTTTGAAAACTACAGCATTAAGAAAGCAGATTCTTCTATTAAAGAAGTATCAGATAATAAGTTTCCAAAAAAGAAAGATACAAAAGATTATTTGTATGTAGAAGGTGTTACTAGAATAATGAAAAAGATAGTAAACACTGTTATGTTTAATGGAATAAAGAAAAATATTGTTGTCTTTCTTGATACGTTAGCGAACTTACAATCAGTTCGTGAGTTAAGTGGAACAGTTGATATGGGAAAGAAGCCACAAGAGATCGCAAGATTCTTTAGGACATTTGATGTTGGATTCGAGAAAACAAATATATCATTTATATTTGCTAACAAAGTTTATACTAACATTGGAAATGAATATCAGCCTTGGGTTGTATCTGGTGGCGTTAATGTATTATATAATCCTTCATTATTTATTAGACTTGCAGACACGGCTGAAACATCAGATGTTTCAGAAACTGAAATGAAGGCAGAGAGAGAAAGAAGAAAGACTGCTCTTGGTAGTTCTATAAAACCAATAAGAGCTACAGTGGAAAAAAGTAGATTTGGAACTGAGAAGAGAAGATGTAATTTTCTTATTGATATGGCAGTTGGTCCAGCAAAGTATTCAGGACTGTTTGGCTTACTTAAAGACTTTGGTGTTATTAAGAAGGCTGGTGGTAATTACTATTCTATAGAAGAAATGTGGGATAAGAATTTCTTGAAGAAAGGATTTATTCCAAAGCTTAGAGAAAACGAAGAAGAGAATATAGCAAAGCTTCAAGAACTCTTAACAATAAGAGAAGCAGAAATTATCAATGAGAAGAAAAATCTTCAATTGACTATTGATGAGAACATAGATAGTAGTATAGAAGACGATCTCGAAGGTGAGATCGACGAAAGCGATATCGATGATCTGAAAAAAGAAATGATAAAGGATGTGGAGGGTTAGATGAAAACAATACAACCAGTTGGAGATTATATTTTAATTGAATCAGTAGAGTATAAGATGCCTAAAGAAAGAAAATCTAAGGGTGGAATTATAATGGTAGAAGCTGCTCCAGGGCAACCTGGAATTGATACTCGACCTACTCACTATTGGGTAATAAAAGGTGTTGGACCAGATGTTGATGACAGAAGATATGATGTAAGGGTTGGAATGAAAGTTTTATTTAATGATTATAATGTAAAGAAAATGAAAGATTATGATGAAGATGTTGAATATGGCCTCATTCAACAAAAAGATATAATGGCCTATTATAAAGATGAATAAGAAGTTGCAATTATTAGGTATTGTATTTCATCAGTATCTATTGGATACTGATGAAAAATATTTAAATGACACTCATTTAAAAAATTCTCTTCTTAAAGAGTTTGGCGTATTTAATGCTATTGATCAAATAGTTATATCACAAGATCATGATAATCTAAGTCAGTTTCGTAGTTATAAAGGTGGTACTTACTTAAGTGGTGATACTGTAAGTAATATTGCTACTATGGACCCGTTAACACTAAAGACTACACCATTTATTTTTCCATCTCTTGTTTGGTCTGATTTTGTTTCAAAAAACTTGATGAAAAATTGTAAAATTGATACCATTGTTTCATCGTGAAAATATATATAAACGATAAAATCATTCTCTTGCTATTTGAATTTGACAAGGAAGAAGAATCAATTAGGAAACACTTCTCCAAAGAAGATAAATCAGGTGTTTTTATCGGTGGTTCTTATGACTATCGTAAAATAAAGAAGAAGTGTTTTCTTAAAAAGAAGAAACAATTTTTTTGGCTTAACTCTGGTTTCTTAAAAGAACTACTTACTTTCGTAAGANGAAGATTTAACATCACAGAATTAAAGGATGAACGTACTAAATTCAAACATAATTCTGTGCAATTTTCAGAGGAGGACCTCAGAAAAACCCTCCCTGACTTTAATTACGTAGATCATCAAATTGCCTCACTGCAAAAAATATTTAAGACTAATGTAGGAATTATAGAAGCTCCTACTTCAAGTGGGAAATCAGAAACAATAATAGCATATCTAAAGTTAACTAGACTTCCAGCTCTAATTCTTGTAGATAAAGTTTCATTAGCGATTCAATTAAAAGAAAGAATTTTAAAGAATGGAATTAAGAATGTTGGTCTTTGTTATGGCAAGGGAGCTGAAGACGGAGACGTAGTAGTCTCTACAATAGGATCTGTTTATAAATTACCAGATTTAACTAAATTTAAGATTCTTATTATAGATGAAGTTCATAAAGCATCTGCTAAAAGATTTCAAGACTTTCTATCAAAGACGTCTTATCCATTACGATATGGATTCTCAGCTACTCCAAATTCAGGTGATGATTTCAAATGGAATCTCATTAAACAATATATGGGAGATGTTATTTTTAGCATTGATCCAGAACCTTTAATGGAGAATAAGGTATTGGCTAAACCAAAGATAAGTTTTATTCCCATAGAAAGCCCATTTACTCTTGATTGGCCTTCTGCGAATATAAGCTGTATTGTAGAAAATAGAAAAAGAAATAATAAAATAAAGGAATTAGTTAAATCATTCAACGTTCCAACTTTAATATTAATAAGAAATATAGAACACGGAAAGATATTAAATGAGTTAATAGATGATTCTGTGTTTGTTAGTGGCGTTGATGATGTTATGAAAAGACAAGAGATTATCAATGATTTTGAAGATGGAACTATAGATACAGTAATAAGTTCTAATATTTTTAATGAAGGAATATCTATTAATGCTATAAAATTACTTATTATAGCATCTGGCGGTAAATCAAAAATAGAAACTATACAAAAATTAGGTCGTGGTTTAAGGATCACAGACGACAAAGATACTGTTACAGTATTTGATTTTAAAGATTATGGTAATAGGTTCACTGAAAAGCATTCCAATATGCGAAAAAATATATATAAAAAAGCTGGGTTCGAAGTGTTAGAGCTAATATCTTGAGTAAAGATAATATTAGCCAAAACAGAGGACTAAAATGCCTAGAAAAAAAATCCCTACCGGAAACAAAATAGATTTAATATTAGACGTTTTTGAAGAGAAGTCAGCAAAATTAGACGAAGGAATTGTTCCTATGACTCCTTTTATTGCCTTTGCTGCGTTTAAAAGACAAGCTTTTAATGCATTAAGAAGAAATAAAGCAATTAAGGTAGCTAAAGCCATAAAGCAAGCTCCAGTAAAAGCTAGAGCAAAAGCTGCCATTGGTGCAGAAAAGGTAAGAGCTGCTGTTGGTGCCACATCTGGTAAGACTGTTTATAAGCTTACTAAAGAGCAAATGGATACAATGGGAGAAATCTATAGTAAATATGGAAAAGAATTAGCAAAAGAAATTATTTCTTTCAGAAGAAATATCCTTGCTCCTTATCAATTAATTAAAAGAAAAATAAGTAAATCATCAAGAGTCTCATCAAAAGATATTACAGGTCTATCGAAAGATGAATTTCTTTCATCTCTTGAGAGTGGTAAAAAAAAGATTCAAAGTAGAGGATCTGAGTTCTTTAAGAAGTCTCAAGATATACAAGATGAGTTAGGTAATTTAGCTAAACAAGCTAAGAATCTCGAAGCTATGAAAAAAGATTTTAGAGATGGTGATAATAAAATAGATTATAATATTGCAAATAAAGTCTTTAGGGAGTTTGGAGTAGGAGACGACGACTTACAGGGATACTCTAGAGAAGAATTAAAGCAAACTTATAATGAAATAATGAAGAATTATAAAGCCTTAGTTAAGACAGCGACTATGGCAAAAATGGGTGCTATGGAGTTTGAGAAAACTAAAAAACTCGTAAAGAAAAGTAGAGAGCTTTGGAAAGGAAAAGCTGTTGACTTAACTAAAACAAATAAAGAAAGGTTTTTTAAAAGTGGTAGTTTTGATATTGCTTTAGGTAAATATTTCTTTTCAAAAGAAATTATTAAACAACTTACTCAACCTGGAACTTTTAATATATTTAAAGAAACTTATCTTTCTATCTTAGGGGAGATGGTTGATAAAATTAATAAAAAAAGAGAAAGATCTCTTCAAAAATTAATCTCTATGAGAAAAGGTACTCAGTTAACAGATAAAGAAAAAAAGATTTGGTCAAAACTTCCTACTATTAAAAGTTTCTCTGGTAATCTTGAAGATTATTTCCAAAAGATTAAAGAGACAGATTTTCTTGATAAACCAATTACAATTAAAAGAAGTCCTGAATTAATTGAAGCAGAAAGAAAAATTGAAAATGAAATTAGAAAATTTGAAAGAAGACTTAAGAACATTATAGATGAAGATGATTATGGTAAGCTTAAGAAAATGAGACTCATTGGTAATTTTATCACCATTAGTGAATTAAGAGATCCAAAGAATTTATTCAAATCATCTAATGAACTTTCTTCAAATACTTCTAAAGATTCTGAAGAAAAGTACTTATCTCCTGAACAATTCAAGCGTAGAATAAAGGAGATAGCTACAAAGGAATATGACAAGATTTCTGAGCTTGAAGCTGCAAAGAAAGAAGCTAAAGAATTAGCAAATAGAATGAAGGAGCAGGGAGATGAGAAGGAAGTTGAAAACAAGGCGGATATTTTAAGAAAGATTTCTATGAGAAGGACAACCGAAGCTAAAAAATTAAGTGGTCGTAATTTAGATCCAACTGTTAAAATAGAAATTAATGATATTGAAAATCTAGCTAAGGAAATGCTACAAAAAGATTATAACACATTGGATAGATTAAAACTTGATAATCAAAGACTTCAAAAAATGATAGACAAATATTCTGATTCTGAATCAGATTCAGAAGAAGAGCTTTCAGATATTTCATTCTTGTTTAGTAGAATAGATAGAAAGATAGCTACAATGAAGGACAAACTTGAATAATGCCTGACTTCATATCTCCTCAACTTAGAATTAGAAATATATCAATTGTAACTCCTGCTAAAAAAGTTAGATTAACTAAGAACGAAGTTACATTACAATTTTTAATGTCTAAGGATGCTGGGAAGACTTATCAAACTACATTTCTTTTAAATATTATTCCTTATAATAAGGAAAGAGATCCCTCTATTCCATTGTCACCAGCTAATGTTGACATGCCATCATTGAAAAGTGCTATAGAGGCAAACATAAGAGCTTTTGATAGGAATTATATATCACTAATTAATTATGATACAAGAAGAGCTATCTTTGAATTTGATCATGAAAAATGGTTTAGAGATTCTGTTAGTGATACTTTAACGACTACTAAGGTTACAAGATTTGCAAGAGAATTTAGAATGAAAAGACCTGTCCCAACTATGATAATGTTTGATCCAATGAGAACATACTTCTCTCCTTTTATATTAAGAAAGTTTAAAGAATATATGGAAAAAGGAAATAAGGGAGCTAAGTGGTTTAAGCATTTATTGCCAGACACAGCTCGTTCAAGAATGCGTGGTAGAATTAGGAATATGTTTGATTGGGAGTATAATTTTCAATGGAACTATATATCAGCTACGCTGAAGCCTATTTATATAATGGCAATTATTTATGCTACTGGAGCATTGGTAAAAACATTAAGGAAAGAACAACTAAAGAATGTGAATACACAAAAGTTATTTGCAACTAAAGTATATGGTAATTTAAAGCAATTTGATTATGGAAAGTTTGATAAATATTCTAAAAAAAAGGGGTTTATATAATGAAATTAAAAGAAGCAATTGAAATAATTGAAGAAGGAAGCGTCTTAGATTGGGCAAAAAGTAAAGCTGGTAAGCTTAGGAAAATAGTAAATGCTAAAGCACTTTATGCAAAGTTTCTTAAGAAGCATCCAGAGGTTGCAAAGCAAGTACAAGCTATTGTTGCTGGTAAACAATCATTAGGAGAATCATTAGACGAAGCTGCTAGTGGTTTAAAAAAGTTAGTTTTAATAGGAGTGCTTTTAGCTACAGCAGCTGGTGCTTTTGGAAGTACGGTAATGCCAGTAAAAAGATCAAGCACTATTACAGGACAAGGAAATACATTTATAAGTCAATCTATTATTAATATGCATGTATCACAAATAACCGAGTTTAAACAATTTCTTGCTGGTAAAGCAGCAGCTTTTATTAATAGACATAAAGATGCTAATGCTGATGATTTTGGAACTGTAATTGATTTTCTCTTACAAAGAGGAGAATTAAAAGATTTGGGCGTTAAGTTTGTTGACGCAGAAGGTAATTTTAAAAACGTAAATACATTAGAAGACGTAAAAGGTTTAACTCCTGGTGGGTTTATTGTAATGGACAAAGCTACTCCTGGAACAGGAAATTTAAGTCCAGAAGCTCAAGAAACATTTAAGCAGTTGATACCACAAATGAATTTTGGAGGGTAGGTTGGAGAAGAGATCCGTAGAAGAAATAACAACATTGTATCCTGGTTTATTTGAAAAGGGCAATGGCATAGATAAACTTTCTTATTGGACGTTAGATAACACAGGACCACCAATGACAGACGAAGAAGCTAATGAAAATCTTTTAAGGAACGCAGAAGCTGGTAAAGAAGATTTTCAGAAAGGTGTTATGGAGTTTTTTGAACGACTTGACAAAAATGAATAATAATATTATAATTAATAAATAGAAAAAAACAAGAATCCCCCTTCTTGGAGCCGCCGAAAGGCGGCTTTTTTTATGCTTTGCTATTGACAACTGAACTTATATTTATTATAATAAACAAAATTAATTAGGAGGTTTCAATGAAGAAACTTTTCGCGGCCCTCATTGGGCTGGCAATGTCGGCATCTCTTTTGTTCGCTGGTGGTTCCAACGAAGTAGCAAATGAAGATGTTGATACGATCAAGGCAGGATTTGTATATGTAGGACCAGTTGGAGATTACGGATGGACTTACGCCCACGATCAAGGAAGATTGTTTGCAGAACAAGAACTATCTTGGCTTGAGACAGTGTATGTGGAATCGGTTGCAGAAGGTGATGCTGGAAGAATCATAGACAGATTGATTATGCAAGAAGGGGCAACTATTATTTTCACTACGAGCTTTGGTTATATGGATGATACCTTAGCAGCAGCTGCTAAATATCCAGATGTAATCTTTATGCACTGTTCTGGTTTCAAGCAAACAGAAAATCTAGGAACTTATTTTGGTGATTTGTATCAAGCTTATTATTTAAATGGAATGATGGCTGGTACTTTGACTAATACTAATAAGTTGGGTTACGTAGCAGCATTTCCAATCCCTGAATTGATAAGACACATTAATGCGTTTGCACTTGGAGCTAAAGCAGTTAATCCAGATGTCGAGGTTCATGTAAGATGGACTTATGCTTGGTATGGTCCTGATAAGGCAAAGGAAGCAGCTAATTCTCTTATCTCTATTGGCGTAGATTCTCTTGCTTTTACAGAAGACACACCTGCCGTTATTGAAGTGGGACAAGAACATACAGAGAACGGAAAGCAGATCTATACGTTTAGTCACTATAGTCCTATGCAACAATACGGTCCAGATTCTGTTGTATCAGGACAACTATCTGATTGGGGCATTATGTATGTAGAGATTCTTAATAGTATTAAAAATGGAACTTGGGCTAATGAAGATATGTGGTGGTTGATGAAAGAGAGGGCTACCTATCTTGGTGGAAATTATCTTAGTCCAGTTAATCCTTTGTTTGAATCTGCTTTGAATAAAACTGGTGTTCTACAAGACATTCTAAGTCTTTATGCAATAATGATAACAAAAGGACCAGAAGGTTTTGATCCATACGAAGGTCCAATATATGATAATGAAGGCAATCTTCAAGTAGCAGAAGGAACTAGAGCTAATAAGGGAGAACTACTTTCTATTATGTATTATGTTGATGGAGTGATTGGAAGTATTCCAGAATAAAAAAACGTTATAGTTAATTTAAGCCGCCCANNNTGGGCGGCTTTTTTATTTTTATTATTGACAAAATTTCTTTTTTATATTATTGTGCAAACACCTTCTACAAGAAGGAATAAAGTAAAGGAGGTTCATACAATGAACCAAAGCACAAACATTGTTCTTAATGGAAGAACAATCCAGGCAGAAAGTAATCTCAATATCTTTAAGCACTATAAGTACAATAGGGGCTATAAACAATCTTTACTGAGAGATCTGAAAACAGAAATACCAAAAACTGGTTTCATTATACCAATGGTAGTCGCAGAAGAGGCAGATGGTAAGTACATCATAGATGGGCAGCATAGATTAGAGGCTTTAAAAAGATTAAAAGAGGATGGAGTTTTAGGAATCCCATCTGAAATAGAGTTTTATCTTTTAGATAAAGCAGAACTTCCTTCTACAGAACAAGGAATGCAAGATTTTATAGCCAGATTAAATAGTGCTACGTCACCTTGGACAGCAAAGCAAAAAACTGAATTAAGATCTAATTCTGGAGATACCAACTTTTCTAAGGTATTTGAATTCGGAGGTTCTTATGCTTTTATTCCAGAAAATATGGCAATTTCAATATTCAAAAAAGAATATATAGAGACTAGAGATTTACATAATACAGATTATACTGGTGTTTTTACTGATAAGAATGAATCAAGATTTGACATAGTAGCAAAACAAATAAGAAAAATTCTTTCTAGTTTAAGGCTGAATAAATCTACTCATTTAGTAAAAGGTTATATAAAATTTTTGTTGAATAAAAAAATAGACTATCTTACTGATAAAGAAGTAGAAGGTATATGTACATTTTTAGAGAAAACAAAAATGGCGCTAGTTTTATCTAAAGAAGATCAAGTGCTAAAAGAATTGCCTAGTAAAACTAGTTATGCTTCCTGGAGAGATGAGTTTGCTGATATTTATAGTGGTGATATATATAAAGAATGGGAGATAATGAGATAGTTACTTATGAAAATAAATTATGGAACGGACTTCGACCCAAGGCTTTCTTATCAAAATGGTTTTCCTGAAACGCTTAGATGTTATAGGTGTAATAGCGAAATGCTACCAATGGTTCAAGTAGATGATAATGAAGGAATGGTAGTAAAGAAAACTTAGGGAAAAGCAGAGAAGTGGGTACATGATTACTGTGTAGTTGTAGTGTATTTATGCCCTCATTGTTTTGAATTAAAAGCAGAGTTTGATCAGGCTTAAGGAGAATTATGGCAGATTTTACAAAGATTGGAAATAGCATTATTAGGATGCTGAACGAAAAGAACAAGAGATATGGAGATTCAGCTCTTCAACCTTTGGGAATATTCTCGTCGTTTGTATCAGAAGATAATTCAGAAGCCTTTAATGGTATAATGATTCGTCTTGATGATAAACTAAAGAGGGTAGCAAACGCAGACCGATTAAGAAAAAATGATATAGCTGATTTAATTGGTTATCTTTTCCTTCTTTGTAAAGAGATGGACTGGGAAGATTTCGAAGACTTGATAGATTAATCCTTATGTATTTTAGTACATGTTGTAAAGTATAAATTAGCTGCTATTTATACTAGACGTACTATAAATAACAGATTATATATATCGCTGGGCTACTTCTGAAATGAAGTAGCCTTTTTTTATGCATAAAAAAAGCCGCCCAATAGAGGCGGCTAATTTTAATATTATCCTATCTAGTCACTTGCTGCGTCAGTTGCTGTGTCAGTATCATCTCCCTTTACTGCATAGTCATATCTAAAAGTTGCAGATACTTCTGCTACGCCATCATCTTCTGATGATAATTCGCCCCACCCCACTGTATAAGGCCAAATATAGAACATGTTCCACGTTTGAACAATTCCACCAGCTGGATCTAACATTGCAAGAGTTCCAGAAGTCGTATACGTTTTTTTAAATCCCATTGCACCAGTTACTGGATCGTAAATTGCCTCACTCCAACCTGAAAGAATTGAAGATACAGAAGTTGCTCCTCCAATAAAATCAAAAAATGTCATTGGTAATTCATTCCAAGTTGGTTTACCAGCAATATAGAATCTTTCATTCAATCTTTGGTGTTCAATTACATTGTAAGTAATTTGTGGTCTAGCTGCTGTATGAGCAGCAAACGCTAATGTTTCTTCTTGATCAGCGATAGTAGTTCCTGGAATATTTGTAAATTGCATTACCCAGCGATTCTTACGCATTGGTTCATTGGTAGAAGAAGTTGTACTTGATAAAGCTAAAGCCATATTTTTTTCCTCCGTTAAATTTCTATAAGTATCTTTATTTAATTAGCTAATATTCTTTATGGTAAATAATGAGTTGACTATGTTTTGTCTGAGAAACTCTTAACAACTTATAAAGATACTATTATGAAATATTATGTTTATAAATTAATAGACCCAAGAGATGAAAAAATTTTTTATATTGGTAAGGGAACAAATAATAGAATGACTTATCATGTTAGGCAAGTGAAGAGAGGAAAGAAACTTAATAATAAACATTTGTATAATAAAATAAAACAAATATTAAATGACGACTTTAATGTAATACATGAAAAAATATTTCTTACTGATGTTGAAAGCGTCGCTTATGAACAAGAAAGAAAATTTATAGATAAATTAGGTCTTGATAATTTAGTCAACTTAACTATAGGTGGAAGAGGAGGCTTAGGTAGGCCGAAGGGGGATTTTGGTAAATCAAGAATAAAAGATGGAAAATTACTCTGTTCGAGTTGTAAATTGCACAAAGAATTTTCTGAATTTCATAAGGATAAATACTCTAAGAATAAACATAAATCTATATGTAAAGAATGTAGGAAAGGATTTGTGTCACACCCGCACAACAAATTGCACAAAGAAAGAAAAATTTTTGATCGTAATGTAAATAATTCAATTTATAGATCGATAAAATTAAATAAATCTGGTAGAATTTGGGAAAGAGTTTTAGGTTATACTCTTAATGATCTAAAAAAACATTTAGAGTTACAGTTTTTAATAGAAATGAATTGGAACAATTTTGGTTCTTATTGGTGGATAGATAAAATAATTCCAGGTTCTGCCTTTGATTATAAGAATATAACTTCAAATGAATTGAGTAAATGTTGGTCTCTTAAAAATATAAGACCGTTGTATAAAATAGAATGTATTAAGAAAAGGAATAAAGTAATTTGGCACTTGATTGATGAATATAAATTATATGATATATTACCAATTGGTTTAATCAAAATTGACAAAGAATAATATTTCTTGTATTATTAATCAAAAGGAGAATAAATGACAACTAGTGAGTGTTTAAACGGAAGAAGAAAAACCGCTGGTGGTTTTTATTGGGATTATTATAAGGAGATTATTTAAGATATGATGAAGGTGAATGTTCTTGATAAAGGCTGGGTTTGTTTGGTGGATAGAATGGGAAACGATTTAAGAGTTTGTCAAGCTGCAAGAGTTTCGACTGGTGGTGGAGCCTCCAAAGGAGATAAGAAAGATAAAGGATTGATTTCTTATTTATGGAAGAATAAACATCAAACTCCATTTGAGAAAGTAGTATTTGAGTTTCATGTTAAGTGTCCTATCTTTGTTGCAAGACAATGGTTTAGACATCGTATTGGTTCCTTCAATGAAGCGTCAGCAAGATATAAAGAATTTGAATGGGAATGTTATGAGCCTAATGAATGGAGAATGCAAGATGATAAAAATACTCAAGGAAGCTTGGGTGCATTTGAAATTTTAGATCAAACAAATAGATACAATAGAGTGATGAATGATGCCTATAAGCAAGCAAAACATTTTTATGACCTTGCTTTAGATGAAGGAGTGGCAAGAGAACAAGCTCGTACAGTAATGCCAGTAGGACAATATACGGAGTTCTTTTGGACTGTAAATTTTAGAAGTTTAGCCAATTTTATTACCCTTCGTTCTCACGAACACGCGCAAAAAGAAATACAAGAATATGCAGATGCTCTTTTAATGATTCTTGAAGAGCAAGAAGATTTAAAATGGACAGTTGAAATATTTGAAAAAATGCTGTATATTGAACATCAAATGTCATATCATATAGAAAATAATGGAGTTGATTCTTTTATGGCATTTTTAGATACATATGATTATTAACGAGGATACCTTTTTTTTACCAATGGAAAAGCTTTCAAAAACAAGATCTTTCATTTTTGAAACTGGAGATGGTATAGTTTTTTCTTTTGATGAAAATCAACAAGATGGTATTGATAAACTTTATCACTTAGGAGATTTATTTTTAAAACAAGTGACTAAGGGTTATTGGACTGGAACACACGAACAAGTAGGAAAATCGATATGAAATATAATTTACAGGTTACAGAAAGACAGATTAAAGTAATTACTGATGCATTAGGTCAGTATGATATTAATTTAATAGATCTTGCTAGAGAAGATGGATCTATATTAGTTACAGAAATTGCTAATAAAGCAAGAGATGAAATATCTGCTTTACTTAAAGAAATAAGAGAAGTGTCTGTTCATGGTTATGATTTAAGATGAAGTATTCAGATAATAAAAAAAAGAAAACCTTGGTTTATTTAGATGAAAATAATAAATATTATTATTTTGATATAAATTTATCGAACGGAATTGATAAACTTCATCAATTAGGAAATTTGTTTTAAAAACAAGTATATAGATTAGAACCATCGTATTACTGGTCAATAAAGGATTATTAATGAAATATTTATTAACAGGTGACTTTCATGTTAAGAAAGGAATCACCACAAATATCATATTAGATTACTTAGATTATCTAAGGGGTTATTGTAAGGAAAATGATATAAGTAACATCATTATCATGGGAGATATATTTGATAAATCTTCTAATATAAAGAACGAAGCATTTGTTCCTCTTTTTATGAAGTTCTTTCAAATGAAAGAAGAGGGAATTACATTTACTTTTCTTCTTGGAAATCATGATATTTATAATGTAAATAATGATAGTATAGTAGAAACATTTAAACCTCTTGGTCATGTAGTAAAGGAATCTGAATATGATGAAGGCAGGGGGAAATTTAACTTTCTTTCTTATACAAAAAAAGAAGAAGATGTTCAAAATCACGAAGGAATATTATTTACTCATATCCCGATAGCTGATTTTAATTTTGACAACGCATATCACTCAACTGAAAAGCTTGCATTTAAAAAAAATACTTTTAGTGAGTACTCTTTAGTTTTTACTGGTCATTTTCACAGGTTTCAAACACAACGTAATATAGTTTATGTTGGTTCTCCAATTCAATTAAATTATGGAGAGATGGGAATAAACAAGGGATTTGTTGTATTGGAATCAGATGATGAGAGCTGGAATTTTGTGCAATATGACGGTGCTCCTACTTATACGAAAATAGATATTCAAGAGTTTAAAAGTTTTGATCCGTCTAATAAATTTGTTGGAGTATATATAGATGAGAAGATTGAGAACTTCATTAAGCTTAAGAAAATTCTTATTGACAGAGGTGCGATAGAAGTTGTTCCAATTTTTGAAAAGAAAGAAGAAATTAGTCTTAGCGAGAGAAAAAAAATAAATAATGTATCATCTACCAAAGAAATAATTAAAGAATATATTGGCAAGGTTAGCGAGAAAGGAATAGACAACAATGAGCTGCTTAAAATTTTTGACAAAGTTTTGGAAGAAGTTGTATAATGAAATTGAGAAAACTTCACCTGAAGAATATCCACCTTTTCATGGTGCTATAATGGGAGCTGGAATAGCAGTTCCAATGAAAAAGAAGTTTGGACTTGGGGGATTGAAGAAAGTAATAGATAAAGGAAATAGAAAATTAATTCTTTTAGGTTGTATGTTTTGTAAAGAATTTGTTAGAGATTCTTTTGAGTTTAATAAGGATGAAAATTTGTTAGAAATATGGTTTTATGATGAAAGTTCATTTCCACCTATAATTATAAGTTCATTTCCATCTATTGAACCATTGCCAAGTAAAATGACGACTGGAAGATATTCAGTTAATTCTATTGGTGGATCTAATTGGCACTCAACAAATTATTTTAAGGTATAATTAAAAATGATATTTAATTGGATAGAAATAAAAAATTTTAAGTCATATGGTGACTATGAAACTCGAATAGATTTAAATGTAAATGAATCCAGGCTTTTGCTTGGAGAAAATGGTGCTGGAAAAACTACGTTTGTTGATGCTATCATATGGTCATTGTATGGGAAAAGTCTTTCTAACGCAGACGATATAATAAATAGACAAACAAAAACAAATTGTAAAGTAGAAGTTAATTTTGATACTGGTAATGATAATTATAGCATCATTAGATATCGTAATCATGAAGTTCATAAAAACAGCGTACTTATATTTAGAGGTAAGGAAAATATATCTCCTCGAACAGCAAACGAAGCTCAAACATTAATTCTTGATATAATTGAGATTAATTATAATGCTATGGTTTCAAGTATTATATTCTCTAGTGAACTTTATATTTCATTCTTAAGATCAAAACCATCTGACAGGCTTAAGATTTTTGAAAATATATTATCCTTAAAAGAAATTCAACTTTATCACAATACGATAAAGGAAATGAGAAAGCCTATTAAGAGTAAATTAGAAGAAAATATTTTAGAGAAAAGTAAGTGTAATCATGAAATAGAATTTACCAATGAAACAATTTCAGAATATAAAGAGAAATCAAAAAATAAATTACTTGAATTAAAAGAAAGCAAAGATGCTCTATCAGTAGAGTCAACTAGAATTGGCAATGATTTAATTACTTTTAAGCATATAAGTGTAGATGAAGAACTTTTAAAAAATGAATTGTCAGATACAGCTAAAAAAACAAACAAAGAGATTCAAG